CTCTAACCTTCGGAGTTGAGATATTCTGACAAGTTTATCTCAACGGCGGTACGCCACCGCCGCCAAGTGAACGTTCGGATTGATTGTCCGATTCGCTCACTATCTGTGAGAGGCGACCAATCCCAATAAGGAGTGACCGCCCTCTTCCGCGTATACTGCACCTCGCCAATGCTTCGGCTAGTGATGCAGCCTTCCCGTACCGTGCCTTGCAGGTACGCAACCAACAACCCAGGAGGATTGTAGATCAGTTTTTTCAGCCCTCGCGGCACTTTCACAGTGCCGTCTTCCAGCCTAATCACACGAGCCCGAGGAACGAACCGGGGGTACATAATACCGCCGGTACCTGGCTCTCGCGTGACAGACTGGAGAAAAGTGAATGGAACTCGGAGACCGGAGTCGTTATTCTCCGCAAAGGGAACGAGCGGCACAGAGCCATACCTACTAAATAATAGGTTATGGATATACCGTACGCCCCTCGGCAGATAGACTCCAGTTCGAGCAGACCACTCATTTAGAAGGTTGATGGCAACACACATGTCCTGCGGTGTTTTAAGGCGCTTTATATATACGCCTCTAACATTGTGACCACGATAATAGTCACCACCACAGGACTCGCGGAACGGACCTTGTGAAAAGGTCTTATCTGCGTTCACCGTGAACCCAAGGAGGTCCAATAATCGGTAAAGCCAGCCCCAGTAGCGCTCTTTGACGACAATGTCGTCTCCAAACACACTGAAGTTAGCACGTTCGTCATGACCCGCCCACGGTTTTTCACCGCGGTTGAACTTCATGACAGCAGATACACAAGACGCAAAGATGAGTGTTTGAAGGGGAAACGTAAAACCGTTCCCCATTGTTGAGCACATCTTAAGAGCGATTTCACGACCGTCAGGCATTAAGCAAGAGGGTGACCTAGTCTCCAAAATGGCGGAAAGCCACTCAGGAGGTAGACACCATTGTAAGAGGCCTAACGATATAGAGTCGCTGGCAGACTTCAGATCGACGGTTATCATACCGTCTCTCCTATCTCTACCGTCTCCCTCCGTCATCGATCCCGAACGAGCCAGAATCCTATTAAGGACCGGCTGTTGAGACAAGTCAATTCCGAAACGCTTCTTCAAGCGAACGGAAAGTAACTCGCCGAGCCCCTGCTGAAAGAACATATTCAGAGAAGGCTCAGTACAAATTAGGCGGGACGTCTTGTCGTTTTTAGGGACGCAGGAGACTTTCGAAGATCGCACTATACTCAACGCACCGTAGGTGTCCTGCCGAATCTTTTCGGCTATCGACCACTCAGGGTACATCCAGGTATAGTGGCTGTACAAATTGTACAGGTTAGGCGACGTCACTGTTAGTCTTGACGAAAACAGCTTACTATAGAAATCGTAGGCTGTAGCCCCTAGACTAGCCCCCGGACCCGTTTTTCCTTTTTCGAGGATGTTCGGATACGAGAGCTCGTCGTCAGGACTCAGGTCATAATCAATTAGGAGGGCGTCTTCGACCTCCTTAAGGAACTGACCGAGCAGCTGCTCATCGGACAAAGTTATGTCCGACCGAGTATCAGGACTAACCCACATTCCACACTTATCATTAGCATGGAGGAAGGAATCAACTGCCGCTTTGTCGGTGGTCTCATTCTGGCATTCCCATTTTTTAGTTAGGGCGCTAAGAAGAGCGTCGCAGGCAAACAGCTGAGCGTCTCGCGTGGGTTCATTTCCACCCGTAGGGCCACATTGGCCGCTACGGAATGAATTGACATCGGACTCGATCTCAGCAAAAAGAGCTAGAGGGACTATGTCCATCTCTGGTTCTCCGCTAGTGTATACTATTGAACTGAAGACGTCTAAGGCAGTCGAGGAAAACCTCGTTTCACCAAAAGACGCACTACCCACCGGCCAAGTCGCAAGACCAGGTCGATGAGGAGCATCAGATTGACGCCGTTAAAAGCGAATCTGCGATTCCCGAACTCTGTTGGGCATAACACCCACCATGGAACGAGACCGCAGCTTTCACGTTGGCGGCGTCAGCTGTATCAGCCCCAGCAACCATTCCGAACGTTGTTCTAATGTTCAACGGACGGGCTGGCTGCCCAGCGAGTGGCACGACACCCTTACGGGTGCTGAGCAAGTACTCGTTGACAGGTACACTTCGAAGTTGACCGTTCGCGTCCACCGCAGACAGGTATTTCAAAACCGCTGGGCGGGAAAACAGAACGGACCAGGGCTTGCTAGCGCTACCCGAAGCATCCACACCCGCCTGTGTACCGCCAATGGCGGTAACAGTCCAAGCCTTTGCGGCTACGGTAGGGGGTACGGTGTCCGGGCTGACTGTATAAGTCGGCGCCGTGAAAGCCGCGATGGTAGACCCTGAAACAGGGGTAGTCAGTGAAAAGGTCACTATAGTGACTCCTGGGAACAGGTTGGATAAAGGAGGATTCCTTTACCTGAGATGGCGGTTGCCTAGCGAAAACGAGGGACTCTGTAACCCTGCTGCCGGCACTAAGTGCCATAGCGGCAAGGTTTGTCCATGGCCGAGAGCCCAGGTCCGGAATATTAAGTTCCGGCTGGACATAAGGCCAAGCGGATACAGGAGATCTCGATACTAGGAACCACTTGACATTAAAGTAACCAGGAACCGCGGTGGTTAATTCATTTTGTCCCCCGAAAGCCTCTAAAGAAAACAGAAAGGGTACCACCGTGTAATCACGGTGAGACGCTTGCTCTGTAATCTGGTCGAGGTAAACGAAGTTAGGATGAGGTGAGCACCACGATTGAATCATATCCCCAACATTGAGGAAATAATCCGCAACAAAGGACCAGGGAAGACAATTCCATACGGTAGCCGGGTACTGATGGGGCAAAGCGCCCCACGTAGGACCATGTTTGGCATACGTACTTGTCGGGTCCACACGTATCACTCCTTTAAAACGTACTTTTTGCTCAGAGGTAACCTTTTGAACAATTGACCAGTTTGTTATACCGATCCCTTGTGTCGACTCGGTCTGAGTCTGAACGCGGGTACGCCCCCTACAGTTTACAGGAATGAGCTTAAGGCCCATTCTGTCAGCTGTTGCTGTGACATACGCTTTTGCGACGTCACTAACTAGGGGATTCCACCCAAAGCGGAACTCGAGATACGTGTCGCCAAGAACCTTCGGTATCTGAGACACCGGTATGCGGCCTCCTTTGATTCCACGCGAGATTTTGTAATACCTCGTTATGGTTTCAGTAAGGAGATTACGCAGAGATTCAAGAGGGCGACGAAGAGTCCCCACAGTTTCTCTGATCTCACCAACCGTTTCACCCAGGTTAACACCTGAAATTACTGAGTCGATGAAACCAGCGAGCTGCGAGGCAGCCTGGTTATAAGCTGAGAGCGTGCTAGTCTGAGACGGATCTGGCAACCCAAAAGAGGTTGTCCAGTTGTTCAGACCAAGCCCGTACGTGTTTTCAGCACGGTAATCCGAGGAGAGATGGCCGTCCTTGACGCCTGCCTTTGTCACCCACCCAGCAAAATCGCTGAAGTCGGGTTTAAGGTCTATCGTCTGACGGCCAGAAGTGACTCCAGTAGAGGCATTGGCCATAGTCTTAATCTGACTACGCCAATATGAGTTTTTTACGCCATCAGTGGTGTCCACCCAAGAACGGGTGTTATCACCAGACTGAGTCGTTTTATAGCTCTGCAGCGCTACGTCCCATACCCTATCATAAAAGTGATAAGATTTGAGCTGCGCTTCCGCCTTATGGATAGTCTCTCCCATGGATTTCTCCAACCAAGGATGATTGAGAAGAACGGTCCTATTGACCTAAACAGCAAGTGCTGTACGGTCTGGTGCTTTAAAATGCACCTAGGTCGGCCCGAAAGGGC